CTTTCGCCGTCAGATGCCCCGAGCATCCGGCCCGCCTCTGCCCAGTAGGACAGGTTTTGCGAACGGTATGCAGGGTTGAAACTGATGACCGCCTCGGTCGGGTAGCGTGGATCCTCGCCGGCGATGGACGGCCCTCTTGTGAAGCCGCCGGTCGCATAGCCGGAGACAGACGCGCTGCCGCCTCCACCTCCGAACAGGCCGGCGATCTTGGAGATGACGCCGGAGCCGAAGCTGACGATCTTCGATACCCAGCCGACGATCGTGCCGAGCACGTTTGCGATGGGCTCCAGAACAGACAGCAGTGGAGTCAGCAGTGGAGTGATGGCGCCGATCAGGCTCAGGATCGGAGGGAGTAGTGCCTGAACAAGCTGCATCAGGGGATCAAGCAGCGGCATGATGACGCTGTTGACGATTTGCAGGGCCACTTCCAGCAGTGGGGTGATGACTGGCAGCAGGCTCGAGATGATGCTCACCAACACAGGCAGCACGGCGCTGACGATCTGTGTGATGATCGGGAGCACGGTGGCGAGCAGGCTGGCAATAGGCGGCAGGATAGCGGAGACGATCTGCATGAGTGGCGGGAGGAGCGTCTGCACGAGGTTGAGAAGCGGCGGGAGCAGAGTGCTCATTAGCTGCGTCAGAACGGGCAGAAGGTCGGCTGCGAGCTGCGAGATTAGCGGCAGGACGTCCTCGAGGGCGTCGGCCGCGCCAGTCAGGAACTCGTCGA